CATTTAGTTACCGCAGGGTGCGGTACAGTCTGAAGTTTGACGAAATCCTGTATCTGGAAAAGCGGGGGCGTCAGGCGATAATCCACACAAAGAAAATGAAATATCAGTCCAACATGAACCTGAATGAAATATGGGAGAAACTGGACGAGCGCATGTTTGCCGCCGTTCATGGCTCTTTTATCGTTAATTTGAAACATGTTCATTCTGTATCCAGCGGCATGGTCATGCTTATAGACGGCACAGAGCTGGGAGTGACAAGAGGGTACCGGAAGGAGCTGACGGAAAAGCACATCGCATTTGTGCAGGGAGGAATGTGACATGGCATTATATGGGGTGAGGCTTGTCATAAATCTTTTTGACCTCTGCATTTACCGCAGGTATTTAGAGGAGTTCATCGGAAACAGAAAAACTTCCATGGAGTTTTCTGTTCTTCTGCTGATAGTGTGCGAGCTGATTGGAAGTGCGGTGAACCAGATGGGGATAAGCTGGCTGAATTTTGTGACGATGGTTGCGATTCTCTGTGTATATGTCTGCCAGTATGAGGCAGGGATTGTAAGCAGGCTGATTGCGGTTCTGCTGTATATGGGGATTATGGGAGTTGCAGAACCGTTAGGATATTTGTTTAATAAGGCATTCATGGAAAAGGTGTTGGACGATACCACGGTTTCATATTATTTTATCGTGTTTTTTATGGCACTTTTGAAAGCAACAATTGTGGAGGTGTTTTGCAGACTGAAATCTGGAAAAAGCATTCGACTATCAGCAATGCCAAAAGAAACGCAATATATGTTGACAATGATACCTTTATGCAGCCTGATCAGTTGCTTTTTACTGATAGAGGTTGCAAAAGAATTAATCTCGGCACAGATGGTCGTGCTGTGCATGTGCATCATCTTTGTCATTATCATCACTAATTATGTAATTTTTCTGATGATTGAAAAGTATACGACAGTGGAAGAAAAACAGCACGAAGAGGAAATGATCCAGAGGGAAATCTTATACCGGAACGAATACTATCAGGACATGGAACGGTATCAGGAACAGATACAGGACATCCGGCATGATATGAAGAACCGGCTGACGGGACTGCTCGCAGCGGCGGAACAGGGAAGTGCGGAACTGATCAAGGACAGACTGCAGGAAGTATTGGGAGATATCCGGCTGGCAGAAGAGATCATTTATTCCGCAAATCCTGTGGTGAATGCCATATTAAAAGTAAAAAGCGTAAAGGCAAAAGAGAAAGAGATACCGATGCAGGTTACAACGCTGCTCCCCCAGAGAGTATCCGTAGATATCGGGGACATGGGTGTTCTGTATGGGAATCTTTTGGATAATGCGATAGAGGCAGCGATGGCAGTGGAACAGGAAAAACGGTATGTTCATGTGGAATCAAAGTTTCAGGAGGGCAGACTGCTTTTATCCATTAAGAACAGCAAGCCATCCGGGACAAGTTCCTATCAACAGACAAGCAAAAAAGATAAAATAAAACACGGCAGGGGAATCCGTTCGGTGCGGAAAGTGGCAGAAAAATACGGTGGGGAGCTGATGTTAAAGGATCAGGGGGAACATTTTGAGGCAGTCCTTCTGCTCAACGGAGTTGCAAAACTGGAGTGAGACTGCAACTTATTACAGCAAACCTGCAACTTGTTACAGATAGATTGATTTTTACATGGAAACTGTTAGAGTGAAAACATCAAAAAAAGGAGGGTTTTACTAAAAATGAAGAAAAGAAACTGGATGTACCGACTGAGCAGCAAATCCATGAGTGTGATGGCAGCACTGGCACTTATGGTGACAACCATGGCAACGAACCGTTCCTGCATGTGGTATCTGGGACAGGACAAGATGCCGGAAGATTCCAAAAAACTCAGAAGGTTTTAAATCATGACGAAATGGCTCAGCCATCGTATGGTTGAGCGGGGAATCATAAAAGAGGAGGAGCAGGAATTATACCAGTTTGGAATACGCAATGGTATGATCCTGCTTCTAAACGTTGTGACAGCACTGGTCATCGGCCTGCTTACAGAGCAACTGGCGGTTGTGGCAGTGTTTACCCTGTCTTTTATGGTTCTTCGCAGTTATACCGGTGGATATCACTCAGACAGCAGGGTTTTCTGTTATCTTGGTTCTAATCTGGTGCTGCTGGTTCCGGTTTATACACAGGCTGTGTTTTACAAGACATCGCTGGCATGGCTGCTGGCAGTATTGCTGGTGTCCGCAGGGATCATTTTTTTACTCAGTCCAATGCACAGCAAGAACCGGAAGCTGGATAAAGAGGAACAAAAGCATTTTGGCAGAAAAGCAAGGCTGATCGCAGCTTTGGAACTGGCTGTGCTTGGCATTTTGTGGCATGCAGGCCAGATACCGTATGCTTACGCTGTTTATACGGGAATCTGCATCACGGCACTGTTCATGCTCGTAGGAAAAGCACAGTTATGGATACAATCACATACCGAAAATGGATAGTCCTTTCCGAACATGCGGAAGGGACTTTTTTTCTGGAAAACAGGAGGGATGACAATCCAAGACGGTAACTTATTACAGGTACCGTAAGACTTATTACACTTATATTGAAGCGAACTTTCTTTCCAAGTATAGTACCGCAAAAAGGCTTAGGAGAAGAAAGGCGTGGCATGTTTTTGGGAATTCATGCCGCACCGGATTGCAGGGGGCGGCAGAAAGGGAAAAGTTCATAAGGATAACATCCGGGTGCAGTTTTGCATGCTTTATTTTGCATGGGAACAGCACCTTTTTTTATTGTCTTTTTCCAGTAAAGCAGAACCCAGAGGTCCGCCAGATGTCCTTCATTTCAAAAAAATTACGAAATGGAGGACATTTGAATGTCAGAATGGATCAGGATCAGAGTAAAGGATTTTTATAAAGATGCAGTTGGTGAACTGGAATACACCTATGTGACCAGAGAAGTCTACGAGGCACTTGTCGATACGTTCCGCAAAGAAGCCCACGCACAGGAAATGCGGGATATCAGACATACGACCAAGGACGGATATACAGAGGGAGAAACGGAAGATCTGGTGGAGCTGACCGGGGAATCGGTAGAGGATACGGTCATCCGGCAGATGGAAATAGAAACCCTGCAGAAAGCAATGCAGTCACTCACCCCAGTGCAGAGAGAGCGGCTGCATTTTTATTTTTTTGAGGGCATGACATACCGGCAGATTGCAGCGAAAGAAGGGGTCGGAGAGAAGAACATCCGGGAGAGCATAAACGGTGCGGTAAAGAAAATAAAAAAATATTTTGATTAATACCCCCTCAAAACGTGTTTTTCTGTGAGTACCTTATGAGAGGAACTTTTTCTGGACAGATGGTCTCTTCCGGGAATCCTCTCATGTCTCGTGTGTGGATACGACACAGGCAGACAAAACGCACATTGAAAAATGCCGGAGAGGAATGCAGGGCTCCGAGCGCAGGATGGAATCACGCCATATCCTGCCAGCCATATCCAGCAGTTCAGATACGTTAGCCGTTTCATGAGCCGTAACCGGGGCGCAGTGACACTCCTGCAGCAATCGGGCAGATGTTCTTTCTGCCAGCCATGCTGTGAAAAAGATCGCATCTAAGGAGCCGAGCGGGAAAGCCGGGGTACAGCCTGTCTGTGGTGGACAGGCGCGAAGAGGGGAATGGCCTATAATGATACACCTTGAGATTAGCCAGCACGCAGTGGTGGAGGTGAGATACCTGTGATGTCTGCCTGTCCGAGTGGCAGGGACCAAAGACAGTCTGGACTGACTGCCCATGAAATGCCGGCTTTGGGATTTTTTCTTCTCTGTTTTGGCGGCGTTTTGGTTCCGGGGAGTAGTGACGAATAGGGACAGACACTTTTTATTTATGAAGTGAAGGATTATGGCAGTAAGACTTAATTACAGAAACCATGCGGCGGAGGGGAACTTCCGCCGTATTCTTGTGGAGTTAAGAAAAGCTGAAAAATGGGGAATGGAGGAAAACAGGAGATGAAGAAAGAAGATACCGAAATGATGTTAAGGATTTTTGAAACGGAGAGGGCAGGATATGCCTATCTTTATCCGAGTGATGGAGGGGAGAGGAAAGAGGACTATATCTCGACCACGGCAGAAAATATCGCAAATTATATCGGCAGCCACATGTTTGAGGCTGAAAAGATCGTCATCACAGATATGTGTGACAGGCTGATATTAGATACCTGCGGCTATTTTATCAATAGCTGTCCGAATCAGGAATTCTGCAAGGAAATCAATCCGTTCTTAATCCCAATCCAGATGGGAGAAAAGGACGCAGGAGAGGTGCTTTCAGTCAGCAGGGATGTATCGGAACAGTATTTCCGGGAAGAAGATGAGGCTGCAACCATGGCTGAAATCGGGATGATGTAAAGGTGTTTCTTCTGGGCAAAAGTGTTTGGCTTGGGAGAATGAATTTAACGTTCTTAAATTGCGGGAGGAAAAAGGGGAATGATGATGGAAGGTGGAGCGAATGAGGTGCGGTATAAGATTGCTGAATTTCTCTTAAAAAGGATGCATGAAGATAAGCTGTTAACCGAGGAAGAATGGGAAAAAATCCGGGTTTTGAATGTCAAGACTTTCTCCCCGGAATTAGCAAAAGTATATCTGTAATAACACTGGATATATAAAGGACTATGTGGTAGTGTATGTTGCTGACAGGGAGTGCAAACCCTTGAAAATACTGGGAAAGGAGAAAAAAGCATGGCAAAAAAAGTGACTGTCATAAAGGCAGCAAAAGCGCAGAAACATACACAGGAAGAACGCAGGCTGAAAGTGTGCGGATATGCCAGAGTCAGTACCGGCAGTCAGGCACAGGCAACTTCCTATACTGCACAGGTCGAGTACTATACGGAAAAAATCGAGAGCAACCCCCTGTGGGAGTTTGCAGGGGTGTATGCGGATGAAGGAATCAGCGGAACAAACGTAAAGCACAGGGATGAGTTCCAGATGATGATTTCAGACTGTGAGGATGGGAACATCGACCTGATCCTTACGAAATCCATCACAAGATTTGCAAGAAATACGGTGGAATGCATCCAGACCATCCGAAAGCTGAAGGAGATTGGCGTTGGAATCTACTTTGAAAAAGAGAATATCAACACGCTGTCAGAAAAAAGCGAGCTGTTCATTACCATCCTGGCATCGGTGGCGCAGGGGGAATCAGAAAACATCTCAAGCAACAACCGATGGGCGATACAGAAACGCTTTCAGGATGGAACCTATATCATATCGACGCCAGCGTATGGCTATGGAAAAGACGAGGATGGAAATTTAGTCATCATAGAATCCGAGGCAGAAACCGTAAGGTGGATTTATGAGTCTTACTTAAACGGCATGGGAGTGTATGTGATAGCAAAGGCACTGAACCAGAAAGGCATTCCAACAATCCGGGGTGCAGAAAAGTGGCAGGACGGGGTGATACAGGACATTCTGAAAAATCCCATTTATGAGGGAGATATGCTTCAGCAGAGGACATATACAGAAACAAGGTTCCCATTTGTCCGCAGGGTAAACAACGGACAGAGAAACCAGTATCTCATCAAAGACAGCCATCCGCCAATCGTCACACATGAGGAGGCAGAAGCGGTACGCAACCTGATGGCATACCGGGTGGATGTACTGCACATGAACAAGAGTGACTACACCAAAAGATACCTGTTTTCCGGCAGAATCATCTGCGGAGAGTGCGGAAGAACCTTCCGGCGGCAGAAAATCTACATCGGGAAACCATATGAAAAAATCATCTGGACGTGCAGCGGACATGTGGAGGATAAAGAGAGCTGCTGCATGAAAGCCATCCGGGAGGATGTGCTGCACCGGGCTTTTACAGACATGTGGAACAAGCTGTACACCAATCAGGGAACGATATTAGAGCCGCTGTTAAAAGAGCTGACAGAACTTGTGGCAGCAAGGCAGGACAGTGAGGAAATCAGACAACTGGATAAGGAAATCAAAGATATAAGCGAGCAGAGCCAAATCCTAAACCAAGTCATGAGGAAAGGATATATGGACTCTGCTCTTTTTATGGAGAGCAGTAGCAAGCTTGGCTGGCAACTGACGGAATGCAGGAGAAAAAAGACACTTTTGACCAGAAAGCTGAGAAGGACAAAAGAAATCGTGCGGACCGAACAGCTTATCCAACTGATCGCAGAACAGGACGGATTAATGGAGGAGTTTGACGAGCAACTGTTTAAAATGACAGCGGAGAAGATCGTGGTCTCCAAAGAACACGACATCACCTTCTGCCTGTACAACGGACTGAAACTGACGGAGAGGGGAGGTGGACAGGATGCAGTGGCACATGCCAATCGGCTATAAAGTTGTGGATGGAAAAATCACCATCTGCGAAGAGCAAAGAAAGATTGTGGAACAGATATTTACAGACTATGACAGCGGAGTGGCGGCAGGCAGGATCGCCCAGAACCTGAAAGGGAGAAACATATGCAATGCAAAAGGGAAAGTGTCCTGGACCCATGCATCCATTGGCAGGATACTGGAAAATCCAAGCTACCTTGGCACAGAATACTATCCGCAGCTCATAGGAGAGGAACTGTTTGAGAGAGTCCAGTGCAGACGGGAAAAGGTGAGGGCAGAGCTTGGAAGGGCAGACCACAGGCCCGGCAGGGATGAGAGAATCCTCTTCGGAGGTGTCATCTGGTGTGCAGAATGCGGGGCAGTATGCAGCCATATCCAGCCGAGCCACAAAAAAGAGCGTGGCGGCACTGCCAAGTGGAAGTGCAAGAGTTATGTGACTGGCAGAGCAAAAAACTGCAGGAACAGTTTTATTACAGACGGGCAGGCAAAGCAGGTGTGTGTGGAAGCCATCAATGCAGTGATACGAAACAAAGGCCTGCTCCGGGTACACAGGCAGGAGGAAAAGGTCAGCCCTCAGTACCGGGTTCTGGAGCGGAACCTGCAGCGGATGAAAGAAGAACAGGAACGCACAGAAACAGACCTGATGAAATTGCTCTATGAAAGGGCAGAGGAACGCTACCGGACACTGGAGGTCAGGGATGGGGAGTTCCGGACAGAGGAGATCAAAAACATCCTTGCAGGAAAAAAGGAACTGGAAACATTTGATGAAAACTTATATAGAAAAATAATCGCACGCATCTGGGTGCATGGTGGAAACATGGCAGAAGTAGAGCTTATCAATGGGAGCCGTGTCACAGCCGGATACAAGGATTAGGAGGGAGAGCAGATGGCAGAAACAGCAAAAAAGATCAGCATGATACCTGCCAAGGTGCAGTATGACCGGAATGTGAAACTGTCAGAGAAGAAAATGAAGGTCGCTGCCTACTGCCGTGTCAGTACGGAACTGGAAGAGCAGGACAGCAGCTATGAGGCACAGGTGGAGTATTATACCAGCAAGATATCCGAAAATGAAAACTGGAAAAATGCCGGCATCTATGCGGATGACGGAAAGAGCGGAACAAACACCAAAAAGAGGGCAGACTTTAATGCCATGATACAGGATGCCCTTGCCGGAAAGATCGACATGATCCTTACAAAGTCGGTCAGCAGGTTTGCGAGGAACACGGTAGACTCGCTGGTGACCATCCGAAAACTGAAGGAAAAGAACGTGGCGGTGGTGTTCGAGAAAGAGGGGATCAATACACTGGAGGGAACCGGCGAAATCCTTATCACCATCTTAAGCAGCCTGGCACAGGAGGAGAGCCGCAACATCAGTGAGAACATCCGCTGGGGAGTCGTGAGGAAATTTGAAAAAGGCAAGGTCATCGTAAACTGCACAAAGTTCATGGGATACACCAAAAACGAGGATGGTGACCTGGTCATCGTACCCGAAGAGGCAGAGATCGTAAAGCTGATCTTCCGCCTTTATCTGGAAGGCTACAGTACCGGGAAGATCGCAAAGCATCTGGAAGAGCAGGGAATCAAGACCGCCACAGGGCAGGACAAATGGCATTCCACGGTAATAGACAAAATGCTCCGCAATGAAAAATACATGGGAGATGCATTACTGCAGAAAACCTATACGGTGGATTTCATGACAAAAAAGAAAGTCAAGAACACTGGAATCGTACCGCAGTATTATGTGGAAGATGACCATGAGGCGATTATCCCGAAGGAGCTGTTCTACAGGGTACAGGAAGAGATGATGCGGAGGGCATCCTTATGCAAGGCGGCTGTCACCTGGAAGAAGAACCAGAGGAGCAGGTATTCCTCCACCTATGCACTGACCGGCATGCTGATCTGCGGAAAATGCGGGCAGGAGTACCGGAGAGTCACCTGGGCGAGAAACGGGAAAAAGAAAGTTGTCTGGAGATGCAGCAACCGATTGACTAACGGAGTGAAGAAATGCGGGGAATCCGAGACACTCGAAGAGAACACGTTAAACAGGGCGGTGATGGAAGCCATCCACAGGATCACGAGTGATGATATGGAATTTATGGAAAACTTCCGGCAGAACATTATCCATGTCATCGGGAACTACAGCACCGCAAAAGAGTCTGAGGAATACGAAGAAAAGATAAAAGAAAAGCAGGAAGAGATGGTGGCACTGATCGCGGAGAATGCAAAGACCGGTTCCTACACACCGGAGTTTGATGAACGCTACCGAATCATAGCAGAAGAAATCAATGCCTTAAAAGAGGCACAGAAAACAGCCAGAAACGAGAAACGGATGGCTGACAGTTATGAACAGAGAATCCAAGATATCGACCATTACTTAAGCACAAGCACCTGCCAGATACCGGAGTTCGACAATGACCTTGTGAGACGGCTGATCTCCACCATCAAAGTGGAATCCAGCGAGAAACTGCTGATACAGTTCCAGTCAGGCATAGTCATGGAGCAGGAGATTCGATATGAGTAAGGCTGCGGCAGGAATGGCAGCAAGTAAATAGGAAACGTTGTTCCTGCCAGTTTATGGTAAGAATAAAATGCCCGATGATCCGGGCGTTTTATTGTTGGCATAAAAATAGGAAACAAATGCAGAACAATAGGAACAGAAAAGTGTGCAATAGGGAAATAAACGGAAGAACGATTATAGAAAGAAACACAAGATTGTGTGACAGGAGAGGAGGAGAAAAGCGTATGAATTATGAGCAACTGATAGAAGAACTGAGGGAGGAAATGTTACAGCTTGTAAACACCAAATGTGATGCACTGCTCCAGATGTACCGGAGTGGCGAGGTGCATACAAGTGTGAAAGATACGATCCGGGAAAGCAGCCTTATCACAGTGTCCCCGGCAGAACTGAAAGGGAAAAGACCGCTGGCAGTCCAGTTCGCACCGGGAGAATGGATAGAGACACCTACATGGAGAAAGGTGGCACAAAGGATTTTGCAGACCTGTAATGAACAGCCGGATATCCATGAAAGATTTATGGAAATGTGTGGAAAAGTAGCCGGACGCTGGAGGACGATCCTTGGCAGTTCACCGAAAGAAATGGATGTACCGATAAAGGTGGATGAGGAACTTTATTTTGAGGGAAAATTTGACACCGAGGCGATGTTAAACATGTTAGAGAAAAAAGTGCTGGAACCGGCAGGGGTTGATTACAGCAGCATTAAAATCCGGTATATGGGAAAAGGGCAGGAAGCAGCGAAAAATATAGAGCATGTACCAGAGCAGGATGCTTTGGAGCATGAGGAGCAGGAACAACATGCAACGGTGCAGACAATGTAAAAAATGGATGGAATCAAGACTCCGAGTCTATGACAGGTTTGGAGTTTTTCTTATGTTCCCTTTTCAAATGTAAAAATTGATTGTATAAAAGAAATGGGTAAGTTATAATATAGGTGTGGTCAGATGCCTTTTTGGGGATGACTATATCTGTTACAAAAAGGAGGAAGGCCAGTGAATACAGAATTAAAAAATGCAGTGAAAGCAACAGACAAGGATGCACAGTATGATACGAGTGCAAAGCGTCTGTTAGGGCAGAAGAGCATACTGGCACATATACTGGTAAAAACAGTTGATGAGTTTAAGGGCATGAATCCCAAGGATGTGGTCAACTGCATCGAGGGAACACCACATATCAGTACGGTACCGGTAGAGCCTGGACTCACAAATGCAGCCAGCGAAAAAAATGGTGAAAGACTGGTCGGTTTCAACACAGAAAATGAAGAGATCAATGAAGGTCTGGTAAGATTTGATATCGTTTTTTATGTGCGCATGAAAGATGGATTGTCACAGATTATCATCAATGTAGAAGCACAGAAAGACGAGCCGACGGGATATGAAATCTTAAACCGGGCAATCTTTTATGTGAGCAGACTGATTTCATCACAAAAAGAACGTGATTTTGAGAACTCCAGCTACGATGACATTAAGCGTGTATATTCCATCTGGGTATGTATGAACATGGACGAGAGCAGCATGAGCCATGTGCATCTCACAAAGGAAGATTTGATTGGTTCCTATGAATGGAAGGGAAATCTTGACCTGCTGAATATCATCATGCTTGGACTGGCAAAGAATCTGCCGGAACATGATGAGACGTATGAACTGCACCGTCTGCTGGGAGCATTGTTATCCAAGGAACTTACAATAGATGAAAAACTAAACATAATTGGAAATGAATACGATATTCCTATTGAGGAGAACTTCAGGAAGGATGTGAGCGTTATGTGTAACTTGAGTCAGGGAATAAAAGAAGATGGTATTGCGATTGGAGAGGCAGGACTCATTATGAAAATGTATAAGAATGGTTTTACAGCAGAGCAGATAGCCTCAGCCACAGATAAGGATATAGAAGAAGTGAAAGCGATTATTGCAGGGAAGGAACCTGCACTTGCATAAGAAAATTTTTAATGAAGATGAGAAGCCTTTGAGTTTAATGACTTGAAGGCTTCTGTTTAATAGTTTGGCAAAGTTAAGAAAAAATATTTTATGTATAGGTGGGAAATATATGGATGATAACTTGCAAGATTTTAAGGAATCAATGAATGCGTGGGGATGGTCTGTAAATGCAAGAAATAATTTTAATAAATTTATGGACGCAATAGAAACAGAACAAGGTTTAATTGAACAAATTCAAAGAATTCAATCTATTATTGATGATATCGTACTTAATAAAGAGATATCGCAGTTTAAAAAATGTTTAGAGGTGGGGACAGAATATTATCGAGCAAGAATTATTAATCCAGAGGATGATGATGATTTAAAAAAAGGGATTGGAAAAACTCAAGATAATAAGTTCATGGGGTATGATGATATAAATTCAAGAGAACCTATTTTAGGAATAGGAAGCGAAGGGAGAAATAATATTGCGGGAGCATCTTATTTATATATTGCCTCTAATCCAGAAACAGCTTGTATGGAGATAAAATCACAGTTTGGCGATTTGATTTCTCTTGCAAAGTTCAAAGTGCTAAAACCATTATATATTATTGATTTTGAGTCCGAAAAGACTTTTCAGCGAAAAGATACTGAGTTTTACGGAATGAGCATGGGTGTATTCTTTTCGCAGTTAATGCTCCGTTTTACCCAGCCGGTGAGGGGCGAAAATGCTTATCGGGCGACACAGATAATAGCGGATCATTTGCGAAAAACGGGAATAGATGGAATTAAATATAAAAGTTTTTTAACTCCCGGAGGTGCTAATTATACAATTTTTAATTGCCATCCGTCTGCAATAGAATTTTGTGAAAGTAAGGTTTTGTTACATAAACAAGCGAATCATTCTTTTTGGGATTTTAATAATGAAACAGAAATTATGTCTAATAAAGATGGAAAAATGTTGATTTATGATAAAACAATAGCTGATGAGCATAAAAAGCATTTGTTGCAACGGTTCAAAAGAATAAAGTAAAAAATTATTTTGCAATGGAATAGGATAGTACAAATGTATGTTATATGAGAGGGATTACTATTTAGGGTTAACAGAAACGGAAGAACAGCAATATGAAGAAATAACAGGACGAAAATTTTGGGAAAAGAGGGTAAGTGGATTCGGAAGAGTCAATAATTTTATGGCATATCCTAAAGCTGCAAGAATGTGCAAATCGCTTTTTCCCAATAATTATCTAGATGTTGCTGAATTACGAGATGTGGAACGATTAGAGTATGCAAATGAAGAATTTCTTTCTTTGTTGGATAATACGGAATGCACAGAAAGAAGTATATTAAATTTCATAAGAGAAAAAGAATACTACAATATAATAGGATCTATCATTTGGGGATTATCTATTAATATTGGGAATCATGGAGCATATTTATTCCCAGAATTCCAATTGGGAAGTTCGTACAAAGCTGATTATCTTCTCTTGGGAAAGAGTTCTGGAGGCTTTGAGTTTATTTTTGTTGAATTAGAAAGCCCATACGGGAATATTACATTAAAAGATGGACAACTAGGAGCAGAATTTAGAGATGGAATATCACAGTTGGAAGATTGGAAAAGATGGCTTCCGGCAAATTATAGTTCTTTTGGAGAGATTATGCGGAAATATAAAAATAGTGCGTTTGATTTGCCGGAAGAATTTTATGTTTTAGATATGTCACGTTTTCATTATGTAGTAGTTGCTGGAAGAAGGACGGATTTTCGAGATAAGACATATATTATAAAACGGGAACGAAAAAAGGCTGATGATATTGATATAATACATTATGATAATTTGTTTGATTTTTCTAATAATTTAATAGGAAAGCAAACATATTAGAAAGAGGTATGTTGCTGAAATGCAAAAAGATATAATGGAAAGAGAAATAGCAGAAATAATTAAAGGTTTTAGACAGGATTCCATTGAAATTGAAATGAACCAAGAACATGTTCATAAGTGGATTTCTCAGTTTAGTCCAGATACTCAGAATATAATTCTGGAAGAAACTTTACATATACTGAAAGAATGGTATTTCCCAAAGGATAAGATCAATTTATTTTTAGACAAGATGATGGATTATTTGAAATCGGAAAATGAAAATGCAACAGATGAAGAACCCATGAAAGATATATATTTTTGGAATATTCAAGAAAGTGGGAAAAGTCAGTCGCAATTGGTTGAGATGTTAAACGATAGAGTGAATCAAAAATATGGGTGTGGCATAAGAACCGGAAAGCTGATAAGTGAAAAATATTATGTATATTTAGATGATGGATTATACACTGGAAGTAGATTGAGAAAAGATATTAAACGTTGCATAGAAATGATTCCAGAAGGGTCTCGTATAGATGTTATTTATATGATTGCGTGTCAGAGTGGGTTGGATTTTTCAAAAAGAATATTAGAAGAGTTGTGTAAAACTAAGAACATTAAAATTAATATTCTTAGATGGCGTGAGATATGTAATAATAAAAAAATTAAAAGGCATGATAATGGAGTTTCATATGAGCCAATTCAGGATTGCTTATGGCCCTCATCAAAGTTATCTAAGTTACCAGAAATTAGTGCATATGTGGAAAAGTTAGAGGAAATCAAAGGGAAAAAAGTATATTATTGTTTTCGGAATGCTGGATACAAATATACAGCGGGCATATTCTCAAATTTAGTAAACAGGGATATAGTAGAGGAAGAATTTCTGAAAAAAGGTATTGCGATTACACAAAATATACAGGAGCATAAGGGGCTATATCCATTAGGTTATAATCTCACACCTTCGCTTGGTTTTGGTTCGTTTTGTGCTACAGACTTAAACATATCTAACACATGCCCGATAGTATTATGGTGGGGAAATGTGATTGAAAAAGGAAACGAGTTGGATTGTTGGTATCCTTTATTACCAAGAAGGATTAGTGCCAAGGATATTAATCCATTTGATGCGGATTGGACTCTACAAGAGGCAGAAGATGATGGATATGATGATGTCTTTGACACCTGCCCAGATTGTGGGTGTGGTATAAGTTTAAGAAATGATGGTGGAAATGGTTTTTGCATAGATTGTGCTTGGAATCATTAGAAAAGTAACCGGTTATATATAATAAAATGGTTGGAATCAAGCCTCCAAGTCCAAAACAGATTTGGAGGTTTTCTTCTGCCCATTTTTATCGGGAAGTAATTTCCCAAATAAACAATCTATGGTACAATATCTTAGATCTAAAATACAATGCAATCTTTTTCTATGCAGGGACATAAGAGAGTGCATCATGTCAATTTTTTGCAGCCTCATCAGAGAGGATGGAAGCATTTTTCACTTCCAGAGTACAGTGAAAATTCTGGAAAGTGCATCTCAATTACCCTATCGACACATGTTGAGACAGTATGTTTATTGTCCAAACTCCACGAAGCGAAGTATCATGTGAATGTGAGACTGGATATGGATGAACTGGATTTGACATCTACGGAGAGTAAGGCTACATACGAGGAGATTAAAAAATACGTGGCAGAGCATTATGATGGGATGAAGATATCTAACCTTTATATTGCACAGATTAAGGCTAAGTATGGAATCATAGAGCGTGAGAATTACAATAAACCTAAATCTGATGATGCCAGACAGCCTAAGTGTCCGAAGGAGAAGGAAGAGGCTATTGTAGAAGCGTTGAAGTTTTTTCAGATGATATAGAGTTTCGTAAAAATGTGAAATAGTGCATTATTTCTATCTTTTAAAGTAAGATAGTGATATTATTATTGTAAAAAGATTATAGAGTAATCGGGAAATTTCGATTACTCTTTTTAAGTATGATAAATTGATAGATAATAGCAATAAAATAAGGGGTGGTACAGATTAATGGCAAGAAAATCTATTGATTGGATGAAAACAATGCCTGAGTTATTAAACGAGTGGAATTATGAAAAGAATAATATTATGCCTTCGGATATATCAATTTGGTCAAAAAATAAAGTATGGTGGAAGTGTAAATATGGACATGAATGGGCTTCGACTATGAATAGTAGGCAAAAAAAATCTGGTTGCCCTTATTGTGCTGGATTACTTCCGATTGTAGGAGTAAATGATTTACAGACAACAAATCCTGAATTAATGAAGGAATGGGATTATCAAAAAAATATTATAAAACCATATGAAATCAAGGTAGGAAGTGGAATAAAAATATGGTGGAAGTGTAAAGAAGGTCATTCTTGGGAAGCAGCTCCAAATCATAGAAAAAAGGGACAAGGCTGTCCTTATTGTTCCGGTAAGAAAGTATTGGCAGGATTTAATGATATTAAGACACTAAGACCTAATATAGCAAAAGAATGGGATTATGAAAAAAATGAAAATAAAACCCCTGATATGTATACCGTTAGAAGCGGAATTAAAGTTTGGTGGAGATGTAAAGAAGGTCATTCTTGGAAAGCAGTTATAGCAAGTAGAACAGGTAAAAAATATGTTCAATGTCCGTATTGTTCAGGTCGACTACCTATAGTTGGTACAAATGATTTGCAAACAACAAATCCCGATTTGATTAAAGAATGGGATTATGAGAAAAATAGTCCAATATACCCTTATATGGTAAAAAAAGGAAGCAATAACAAAATATGGTGGAAATGTGAAAAAGGACATGAATGGCAAGCTGAAATAAGTGCTAGAACAAGTGGAAAGTCAGGCTGTCCATATTGCGCAGGCAGAAAAACAATTCAAGGTGAAAATGATTTAGTATCTATTGAATCTAAATTATTATCGGAATGGAATTATAAAAAGAATGCTGGAAAAAAGCCAAGTGATTTCAAAATGCATAGTGGAGCATTAGTTTGGTGGAAATGTGAAAGAGGACACGAATGGCAAGCTAAAATAGCTGATAGAAGCAGAGGTGATGGCTGTCCTTATTGCTCAGGAAAGAGACTGATGGTAGGATTTAATGATTTAGCACATGTATATCCTTATTTGGCTAAAGAATGGAATTATGAAAAAAATCAAGGAAAGATGCCAGAAGATGTAACATCAAAAGCAGGGATAAAAGTGTGGTGGAAATGTGAAAAAGGACATGAATGGCAAGCTTTAATAAGCAACAGAAGCAGGGGTGATGGGTGTCCAATATGCAATTCTGGAATTAGAACATCATTTCCAGAACAAGCTATATTTTATTACATTAAAAAAATATATCCAGATGCGCTGAATCGATGTACACAACAATTGGGCGGAAAAAGAGAACTGGACATATTTATTCCGTCAAAACAGGTGGGAATAGAATATGATGGTAGTGTATGGCATTCAAGTGAAAAGGCTTTAAATAGGGAAGTGAAAAAGTATGAAGAATGTATAAAGCAAGGCATTTTTCTGATACGTGTAAAAGAAAAGAATGGTGTACTAAAAGAAAGCTCTTGTGATGTGTTAATACGTACGGATAGTAACTATAATAATGAAACCTATAAAAAATTATTTTCTGAGCTGAATAATTATATTGATATTCCAGATGATATAGATGTTGTTAGAGATAGAATACATATTTTGGAGAATTATCGGACTGAATTGAAAAATAAATCAGTGGGTACATTATATCCTCATTTAGTTTTAGAATGGGATACTGAAAAGAATGGATTATTGACTCCCTTTATGTTTACACCAGGAAGTGGGGAAAAAGTATGGTGGATATGTAATATGAATCACAGATGGCAAGCATCAATCGTATCAAGAACAAAAGGAAGTAAATGTCCTTATTGTTCAGGTATTTGTGTTATCAGAGGGAAAAATGATTTAGCAACATTAAGACCAGATATAGCCGCAGAATGGAATGATGAAAAAAACGGAGAATTGAAGCCATGTAATTTAAAAATTAAAAGCAATAAAAAGGTATGGTGGAAATGTAAAAATGGTCATGAGTGGCAAGCTATTATTTCTAATCGGACAAACAAAAATCAAGGATGTCCATTTTGTAAAAAAAGATGACAGTGAAAGTTAGAATAATAAAGTCTAATATTGAAATGTATATATCAGAAAAAGACGTTTTAAGAATCTTTTATCATACCCACATAGGAAAATCAAAGTATACAAAGAGTAAACAGCACAACTGAAAACTTTGATTTTACACCGAGTGAATTCAAGGAAAGAATTAGAAACCCGAATCTATCAGTATTTTGAAGAAGTAGATTAAGGATCTGTAATCTACCATTGGACTTGTAAACTTGGTGAAGCTTCTGGTACTGAGAGAGCAAACAGTTATTGTGTCGGTTGTTTATTATTCGGCGTACTAGTGAGTACTCCTATATTTCAAATGGAGCTTATGCTTGAAAGATTAACAACAGACTAACGGTAGACTAACGAAGAACTAACGACGGAAGTAAAGCTATTGATATATTTTATATGAGCAGAAGGTAAAATCTAGTTTGTTGATGCAAAGCAGAGGCGGTAACTATTGATAAGTTCCCGCAAACCGATGAGGTACTGGACATGTTTCCACAAACCGATGAGGTAAAAAAGAGAGCAGTTCAAACGTCTCAAAGCATGTGGAGATGGTGTGCCTGTTGACGAGGAAGAAATAGTAAAGAGAATATAGGAATGAGAAGGAATCGAGAGATCGGTTCCTTTTTTATGCTTAGAATTAATTGATGACAAAATCAAATTGACATATAGAAGCTTGATTGATATGATATAGACAAAATGAAAATGGCATATTGGAGGAACATTAAGATGAATAAAGTTATAAATATTGAAGAGGCATTAAAAAGAATTGAGGAGTTGGAAAAAGAGAATGCAAAACTTCGGGAGGAATTGGAGTATTACAGAAATCGTAAGTTAAGCGGTCGTCAGAAACATAACGCCAAGTGGATGGCAATATATAATAATTTTGTTGTTGGGTATGAGAGCGGCATGACAATGGTAGAAATTGCGAAGCGGAACAATGTCAGTGAGCGGACGATTTATAGGTATAAAGCGTATTATGACAAACTGAGGGAAAAAGAGGAATAGACCATTTTGCTGATGTCAGTAAAATGGTCATATGAGAATTGCGGACGAATTTTTTTGACCGCAAAATGGATGGAGGAGTTCTATGGCAGAAGATAAAAAGAAAGAAGAAATTGCTGTGATTGATATTACAGAAGAATATTTGAAAGAAAGAATTTATGAAATTCGAGGGCAAAGAGTAATCTTAGATGCCGATCTTTCTGAAATATATGGTTATACTACAAAAGCATTTAATCAACAAGTAAAAAATAATATGGAGAAATTTGATGAAGATTTTATGTTTGAACTTACGGATGACGAGGTAGAAAATTTGCGGTCAAATTTTTTGACCGCAAATCTTAACAGTAAGAGCAGATATAATCCTCATGTATTTACAGAGCAAGGATTATATATGCTGATGACTGTCTTGAAAGGACCGTTGGCTGTTAAGCAGAGCAAGGCATTAATAAGAACCTTTAAGAAAATGAAAGATTACATATTAGAAAATCGTGATTTAATAGGTCAGCGGGAAATACTTCAGTTAAGCATGGAAACTGCTAACAACAGAATAGAAATTAACAAAATCAACTCAGATATGATATCTCTTGAAAAGCAGATTTCAGATGTTGCAGAAGGCTTGAAGGATGTTGTGACAAAATCTGAGTTGGCTGATATGATGAACGGCTTTGTTTCAGATGATGATGACAAGTGGCTCATGTTTAATGCAAAATTCAGTAGTGCAGATGAGGTGTATGAGTCCATTTACAAGCAGGCAAAGTCGTCAATATATGTCGTTGACAATTATATTGGATTAAGAACGCTGGTACATCTTAAAAATTCTCCTACAGGAGTAAATATTATTTTATTCAGTGATAATGTCGGAAATAATAAACTTCACAACATAGAATTTACAGATTTCTGCAAGGAGTACCCAACAGTAAATTTGTCAATGAAAAAGACAGGCGGTATATTTCATGATCGATTTATCGTATTGGATTATGGAACTGCTAATGAAAGGATTTTCTTATGTGGGACTTCATCAAAGGATGCAGGAGCTAGAATAACCAGTATTGTTGAAGATTATGGAATATCTAAATATACCCCGGTGATTGCCACACTGTTGAAAAATCCAACTTTGATTTTACCACAATAGAGGGGAGTGAATGTATTGAGAAAGAAAACAAAATGCTACATATATACTCGTGTATCAACAGCAATTCAGGTTGATGGTTACAGCTTGGATGCACAGAAGGACAAGCTTAGGAAATACGCATAATTTCAGGATATGGAGATTGTAGGAGAATATTCCGATGAAGGGCATTCCGGTAAGAATATAAAAGGTCGTCAGGAATTTATGCGGATGCTGAATGATATCGAAGATGGCAAGGACGGAGTTGATTTCGTCCTTGTATTTAAATTATCCCGATTTGGCAGAAATGCAGCGGATGTACTCAGCTCTTTACAGCTTATGCAGGATTATGGTGTGAATCTAATCTGCGTGGAAGATGGAATTGACAGTTCAAAAGAAGCCGGTAAACTGCTTATATCTATCATTGCTGCAGTAGCAGAGATGGAGCGGGAAAATATCAGAGTGCAGAAAATGGCTGGGCGTGAGCAGAAGGCTAGAGAAGGTAAATGGAATGGCGGATTTGCTCCTTATGGATATAGGTTGGAAAATGGCGAACTTGTCATTGCAGAGGATGAAGTGGAAATTATTCAAATGATTTTTGACAGATATATTCATACCAATGATGGAACAAAAACACGGATGATTTGCCGCTGGGCGATCATCCGTGTTTTGCATTATCCAGACTCTTATACATCCTTGAGCAGATATGCGTTCAACCTGTTTTTTTCATCGATGTAGGATTGATAGATATTTTTGACCCCGGCTTCTTTGGCCATGGAAATAATCAGATTTTTATCTACTGGAGGTGTTCTCAATCCAATAATGACTCCAGCCGGAACACAATCTATCATTGCGGGGAGATTCATTTTGCAATTAGCAAGCATCCGCCATTCTTCATCATATTTGTGGCATTCCTTTTTAATCAAACTATTCCGCTCGACTTCCCAAGGAAGAGGTTTCAATTCTTCTTGCATAAAATCCGGTAAAGGTACATGTAACTGCTGTATCATATCCTGCCCCATAACAAACTTTGCAAAATTGGTTGCATCATGTGGAGTGTTAGAATAATATACCGGATAAATTCGTGTTCCATATTTATAGACGCCACAATTTACGCACTTGTCCAATTTTCCACAATGTGAACTGTCCGCATCACTAAGGTCATACATAAGACAAAACCCCTTGTGCATATCGGCATATTTTAGCCACAGAGTTTCATTAAACCCGTTTTCAGAAAAGCAGATGGACAGAATCTCGTCTTGTATTTTTGAGCGCAAAGTTAGTACATAAGATAAAAATTGTTTTGTTATTCCATTTGCAAATAACTGCTTTAATCCTTCGACATTTGTTACTTGTTGAATAAACTCTTGTGGAATGCCAGGCTGATTTTGAAAAGTTTCTTTCATCCCGTTTGCCAACGCTGCTAATGCTTCAGGGGAACTATAGTTGCTATTAAATTCCTGACGGATCTTATCCACATCAATATGTAAAAAGGTGTCGAACGGATCATCATAACTGCTGGCTTTAGAGAAGAATAGTTTATTAGAACGTAAAGCATCAAGATTATTGTTATTCACCGCACGATACTTATACAAAAATCTTGGATAGCGAATTTTCGCCATCAGTTGATTAACTTCATTTGGTATGTCTTCGCCTGTAAATGAACACAGCGTTTCCCAATAATCCTGCATTTCATCGTGGCTCATAGCTGTTTTTCGTTCTTCTGCTTCCAAAAAATCACCTCCTATTATCTGTAGCATTAGATGAATCTTTAGAGCTCACTTTTAAGCTCTTTATAGTACTTGCTTAGAGCGATATGAAGCTCCTTTTTGTTTGACAATTACATTATACAGGTAAATCCACGAAGTTACAAAGTGGAGGTCATTACATATTGTCTAATAGTGAAATTGATTTCGACAGAGACGGTGAAATCGGTATCGTACCCACGACCGCCATCGGCAAGAGTGCCGGAGTCGT